CCTTTTGTATATCAATACACAGGAACACCTTTTCCTCAAAGTGCAGTAACACCACTTGTAGGTAAACAACAAGAATTAAATAAAGCACATCAAATATTAATACATAATGCAAACTTAGCATCTAATCTTAGGTGGATGTATGAAGAAGGTTCAGTTCCTGAAGATGAATGGGAACAATACTCATCAGCGCCTGGAGCATTATTAAAATATAGAAGTGGGTTTGCACCACCAACGCCAGTGCAACCTATGCCATTAAATAGTGCATTTTTTGGAATTACTCAAAATGCAAAAGCAGATATGGAATATATCGCAGGTGTATATTCTTCTATGCAAGGAGATACTCGTTCTACTCCAGAAACCTATAGAGGTTTATTACAAATGGATGAGTTTGGAACTAGAAGAATTAAATCATGGATGCAAAATGTTGTAGAACCTGCATTAGAGCATCTTGGAGTTATATTTAAAGATTGGGCTCAAGATACTTATATAGCAAATAAAGTATTTAGAATCGTACAACCTAATAATATAGATGAGCAAAAAGCAGTAGAAATAAATATACCTATATTTGATGATTTAGGAAATGCAGTAAAGAAATGGAATGATTACTCTACTGCAAGATTTGATGTTAGAATTATAGGTGGTTCTACACTTCCATTAAATAGATGGGCATTATTAGAAGAATATTTTAAGTGGTATCAATCTGGATTAATAGATGATGTCGCTATGTTAGCAGAAACAGATGTAAGAAATAAAGAAGGAATACTTAAACGTAAGTCTGTTTATATGCAATTAAGGAATCAAATAGAACAACTAGATGAAATAATTAAAGATAGAAATGGAACAATAGAAACATTAGAAAGACAATTAGTACAATCAGGTATTAAGCAAAAAGTCAATAATGCAGATATGTCTATGCAAAAAGATATGATGGAAACAGAAGCAGCTCAAGCAATCTATCGAGAAAAACTCAAAAACGAGACAAATTCAAAAATGAAAGAACTAGGTATGGCATTTGGTCAAAAACAAAAGGAAATAGCCAATGCTAAACAATAGTTGTTTTTTTGAATCTTAATAACATAAATTAAGGAGAAATTATGGCTAATGAAAATACAGACAACCTATCTGAAAATGAGTTAAATGACTTTGACATAGATAGCCCTGATAACAATACGCCTGACACAGCTGACGATTTTTTTGAAGCTCTTGACCGCAAGGTAAATCAAGGTATACTGGAGCCGGAAGAAGAACCAGCATTGATGCAAAGTGAAACAGAAACTGAAACCTCAGAAATGAGCCCAGAGCCTGTTGAGCAAGAGCATAATTGGGAAAAGAGATATAGTGATTCAAGTGCAGAAGCAAAACGACTTAACAATCGTTTATCTGAATTAGAACCTTATATACCTGTTCTCGATGCAATGAAAAAAGACCCTAATTTAGTCAATCATGTGAGAGGCTATTTTGAGGGTGGTGGTTCAACCCCTAAAAAAGTAACGGAGAAACTTGGTTTGGATGATGATTTTATTTTTGACGCTGATGAAGCAGTAAGCAATTCTGATTCAGATTCAGCAAAAGTTCTACAAGCTACAATAGACGGAGTTGTTAGTCAACGACTTGGTAATTATGCTAAAGAACAAGAAGTTCAAAGTAAAAGAGTAGGAGCAGAAAAAGAATTTAGAGCTAAGCATGAAATGACAGACGACCAATGGCAAAATTTTGTCAAGTTTGCTAATTCACGCTCCCTTTCTCTAGATGATATTTACTATCTTATGAATCGTGAAAGTAGAGATAAAAATGTCGCACAATCTACTCGTCAAGATATGGCGAAACAGATGAAGCGAGTAAGGCAAAAACCTCAAAGCGCATCTTCAATAGGTGGCGCAGTAAGGAATGAGCAACCTTCTCAAGAAGACCAAGTGTTTAACGCTATTTTAGGGATTGATTCGGAACTAGAATCTGTATTCGGTAGATAACCGAGTATGTAACTTAAAATAAGGAGCTTAAAATGGCAGACATTTTTGGCATGTCCGATGTTACTGGTTTAACAGAAAACGCTGCTGGCCCTTCGGGGAGTAGTTTATCAACTGGTGACCTTAGACGGAAATATAACTTTGGCGATAGAGTTAGTGAGTTAGCGATTGCACAAGACCCATTTTTTAGAATGGTTTCTAAAATTGCTAAAAAGCCAACTGATGACCCTCAGTTTAAATATACAGAAAGACGACCTTCTATGCATAAACGATATGCATATGTCGTAGCTCATGGAGCGAGCATTGGAGCATTGGCATCAAGTGATGCTACTGTTGCAAAAGCATCTATCAACGCAGGAGACGTTTACTACTTTAGAATGATGAGTGATTACAAGAACGATGGTAACATCGGTCAAGTATACGGCTCAAACAATTCTATTAGAGTAGGTGACAATGGAACAAGACCTAACTTTTTTATTGAAGGTCAAATGGTTAAAATTCCTCTTCACGCAACAGCAGATGCAGCTACAGCTGCTAATGCATTTCAAACTACTGATTATGTAGTTGGAAGAGTATTGCAAGTAACTGCTAATGCAGAAGGTGCTGTTTCAGCGTCAGCTAACTCAGTTGATTTGAAACTAGAAATTGTTAGGGAACAAGATGCTTCTGGCGATTTAGAACTCGCTGGTTGGGGTGCAGGTGGAACTGCTCAAAAAGACCTATCTGCAAATACTAATGACGTATCTGCTTCTGAGTTTGCTGATTTTAAAATCGCATCTCAACTTGAAAAAGCTAGAGCTCATGTAGTAGGTAATTCTTTTGGGCAAGGTTCTGGTTATCCTGAAACTTGGAAAGACCAACCTTACTCAACCGGTAGTGGTTTAACTCAAATTTGGAAAACAGCTTTAGCTATGGACAACACAACTCGTGCAACTGTTCTAAAGTATGAACCAAATGAGTTTGCTAGAATCTGGAGAGAAAAGTTGATTGAGCATAAGTGGGATATTGAAACATCATTACTATTTGGTAGTCAATACACAGATGGCAATGGAGTACAATATACTCAAGGAGCTATTGATTATGTATTAAGTTATGGTAATCAATTTGCTTTATCTCTTGCTACAAAAACTCAAGATGATTTTCTTGATGACTTGTCTCAGTTCTTAGACCCAAGATACAACAATAGTCCTGCTACTGTATTCTTCTGCTCTACAGAAGTGTATAATTGGTTGCATAAGTTAAGTGGATACTTTGCTAATAATGTTGGAGCAATTCAACCATTTAGTTCATCAGCTGGTCTTGATACTTCTGCTTCTGATTCTACAAAGAGTGTAGGTCGTGCAGGTGTTGATATGATTGGTAAAAAGAGAGCATTTGGAGTAGACATTACAGTTATTTCTACACCTTATGGTGATATGAATGTAGCTCGTAACGTACACTTAGATGGTTCTCCAGTTAAGATACTCGCATGTAATATGCGTCATTTAGCTTACAGACCATTAGTCGGTAACGGATTAAATCGTGATACAGCTATTTATGTTGGAGTTCAAACTCTAGAAAATAGTGGTATTGACCGTAGGGTAGATATAATCCAAACAGAAGCCGGTATGGAGTTTCAGATGCCTGAATCTCACGCCGTCTGGATATAAGGAGTTAGATTATGGGAATACCTCTATATGGACAAGACTCTGAAGGAAACAAACTTGACCACGCTCGTGGTGGAGTTAAAGTTGTTGATTCCAGTATAACATTGTCTGCAAAAGACTCTGGTAAAGCTATAGTAATAATTGCAAATGCAGGAATTACTATTAAATTACCAGCACCATCTAAGGGAATGAATTTTCAATTCTTATTTGGTGGTAATGCTGCAGAAACAGAAGATGTTATAATTGATAGTCAATCTGATAGTTATTATCTAAACGGAGCATTAAGTATCCATGATACTGATGCAACAGGAGCAGTTGCTTTAGCACCTATTTATCCTGATGGAAATAGTAACTCTAAGATGACATTAAAAGACCCTGCTGGGGGAACTTGGATGAACATGGTTTCTGACGGAACGCTTTGGTATTGTGTTGGATTAATAGCGACAGCTACTGCTACCGCTGTTGTTTACGCAGACCAATAGTAAAACCTAAAACAATGTATGGGGGCCTTCGGGCCTCCATATATAAAAGATTTAAAATATGGCAACATTTCAAGCACAAGTAGAAGGATTAACTGGATTATCAATTGGTACTTCTCCCACAACATCTGAGTTATCTCAATTTTTAAAAGATGGTGTTGTAGATGTTATAAATAGATGTATTGTAATTAATCCAAGAGAAAGAGAAAGTTTTTCTAGGGAAAGCGCAGAGCAAACAAGTAATGGATTTAATCCAGGCTCTAATGAAATAATAGCAGTCCTTAGAGAAGATGGAACTAATAATCAATGGTATCCATGTAGAAAAGAAAATATTGGGTTACAATATAGAGTAACAGATACTACTAGTTTACACTATGCATCTAAGTATAGCCCAGTTTATATGATTAGTCAAAACAGAAATATTCATGTATATCCAGAGCCATCTGCTTCTGGAAATGACACATTTAAAGTTTTATATGTTAATTATGATGCAGAAGAAACAGACGGAACAGATTTACAACATGATAGTACTGGAATAAAATGGTTTCCAGATGATAAAGTATATTTAGTAATAATATATGCATCTATACAATCATTACAAAATGCTATGTCTTCTAAATTATTACCAGACGATATTAGTTTTCCATCTATTCCATCTTCACTTACATTATCAAATGCTCCTGTTATTCCTAGCATAAGTGATAATAGTATATCTTTTACATCTACAGCTCCAACATATTCCGGGCCTACAGTTGTTCCAAACTTTGGAGATGCAGAAAATTTAATTAGTGTAGAAGAAGATGCTGAAATGTTAGCAGGTAGAATACAAACAATTAATTCTCAAATAAGTGAGTTTCAAGCAAAAGTACAAGATGCAGTACAAAGTTTTAATAAAGAAAATGTAGTATATCAGGCTGAGTTACAAGTAGCAATACAAAATGCTCAACTATCTCAATCAGATGATGCGCAAAAATTACAAAAATATTCAGCAGAAATATCATCTTATCAGAATGACAATCAAAGTAAAATTGCTAAATTTAATGCAGATTTACAATCGTATACTTCTGAAGTATCTAATAAATTGCAAGATTATACTGCAAAAATACAAAAAGCAGTTACGGATTATAATTGGATGGATGGTAGAGCAAAAACATTAATGGCAAAATATGAAGGAGCATTTGTTGCAATGCAAAAACAAGTAGCTCCTCAACAAGTTAGGAGTTAAAAATGGCAGACAAAGCATCATCTAGTTTATCAGCTTCGATATTGCTAGATGAAATAAAAGCAAGTATGAGCGGTAGTCAAATATATGAACCCGTTGATAGTAATGATAAATGGGTATTTGCAGAAGTACAAGTAACTGGCTCTGCTTCAGATACAGACTTATTAGATACTAATGATTCATATCTTGGTTCATCTAGTCAAGTAGCTACTGCAGATAAATTTAGATGGCTATGTATTAAAAATATAGCAACAGATGAAACATCAGGAATTGGATTTGTATTAGATGCTGGAAATGCACATTATAACGAACCAGATTTAATGGTTGTAGGGCCTGGAGAAATGGTAATAATAAAAGCACCTAATTGTACAGTTGCAGATTTACATGCTAGAACTTGTGTACTTGATGCAAATTTAATACCAACTTCACAAGGAACTTCTACTGGAAGAGCTCATATAGCAGCTATATTGGATGATGTAGCATAATGAAAGTTAAAGAAATAATGGAAAGAACTGGTATTAGTAGTACTGGTTTAGTTTTATCATACATTAAAGATGCAATGCATATAATAAAGTCTTCTCATGGAGAAGAAATAAAAGTAAATAAGCAGAATATCATTGATGGAGAAAGAGAATATATATTACCACTAGACATGGTATCATTAAAATCTATTTCTGTTAAAGATACTTCTGATGGTAAATATAAAAACATAAAACGATTGGCATTTGACCCAGTTGTTTCGGAGGATACAAGCCCAGAATAATGGATACTAAAAAAAGTAAATCAAAAGTTAAAGTAGATAAATCTTATTCTGAATTATCTAATAAAGTATTATTACTTGAAGAACAATTATTTTCAATGAATAAAATTGTTGAGAAATTAAAAATTAGAGCAGGATTGTGAGTTATCAAACTTTTAAAAATTGGTATTATCAAATACAAGGTAGATATATACACTTATGGCAAATTGCTAATAGTGCTTTTATAGATACAATTGGTAGTTATAAAATAAGATTACCTGGCGAAAGGTCTTCTATACAATTAATATATCCTGACGAAGATATTACTGATGGATTACGAATTGAATATACATCATTTAATGAATCTGAATTATTTATATCTGAAGCATTAGAAGATTTAAAAGGTTATGGAGCTGGTACAATATTTACATTTACTGGGTCAAATAGATATATAGCAACTGGAATAAGCAATTGGTGGAAAGATAATGGTTTTAGTGAAGGAGATAAAATAGTAATAAAAGGAAGTTCAAGTAATGATGGTGAACATATTATATCTGGAGGAGTAGGAACAGGTATTTCACTTGGAGCATCTACAATTTCATTAACATCTGCTTCTACAATTATAGATGAAAGCGCAGGAGCTAGTATTGCTATTAATCAAATACCTAAAAATGCTACAACAATTGATGAAACTGCTCATCTTAACTTAAATAGAATGTTATGTTTAGCAGTTGTAGATTATGTAAAAGCACAACAAAAAGATGCACAAGGAGATATTCAAGCAAAAGAATATTATATGAAACAATTTTGGAAAAAAATTGGAGATGACCAAAGCAATAAAAGAAATATTTCTATGAGTTTTGCGCTTCCAGTTTACTCAGTAAAATAATTAAATTATAATTATAAATTGCCTTAGTGGCGGTGGTGGTGGATAACAGAAGGAGTAAGTTATGGCTGACTTACACAAATATACAACGAAAGAAGTATTAAATAAGGTACTTCTAGATTCTTCAGGCAATGCAGTCGCCGCATACTCACATACAACTCAAGAAGCATTAAATGCTGCATTAGATTCTGCTAATAGTAGATTAAATGTATCATTAGTAGGTGGTACAATATCTGGTGACCTTACTGTAAGTGGTGACTTAACTGTAGAAGGAGATGGTGTTCTTACTATAAGTGAAACAATTCAAGGTAAATTAAAAGTAGTTGAAGGAGCTGGTAGTTTACCATCAGGCGTAGACACAACAACTGGTGACCTTATTATTGCTCAAAATAATAACAATACTAGTGATATAGCCGCAATATACGCTATTGCTGGTAATGCAGGTAGTTCGCATTTTGTTTTTGGAGATGCTGATAGTAAAAATCCAGGCAGAGTTTCATACGACCATAGTAATGATAGTATGGATTTAGTAACTAATTCAACTGTAAGAATAAATATTGGTAGCACTGGACAACAATATAATAAAAAGAATATATATGTAGGAACAATTGATGGCTCTACTTATGAAGCCCAACATACATCTCTTAATATTTATCATGGAGTTGCTGGTTTAACAGGTGCATTAAACTATAATAAAAGCGGTATTGGTCTTGTAGCTGAAGTAAAAGCATATGAATATGAACTTGCTTTAAAAACATATGAAGTTAATAGAGATTTAACTTTTTACACTTCAACTACTTCTAATAATCCAGTTGAAAGAATGAGGATTCTTCATGATGGTGATATTGGTATAAATCAAAGCTCTCCTAGTCACCAACTTCATATAACACATAGTTCATCTACAAATTATGGTTTATATGTAGAACATTCTGGTGGTGAGTATAGTGGACTTGCTAAATTTTACACAAACTCATCAAATAATACTGCTAGAAGTTTAGTAGAAATTCACAATGATTATACTAGTTCTGATGCTATCATACCTTTAAAACTTACACAAGATGCAGATGGAACTGCTTTGCAGATTGTTGGAGGTGATGTTGAAATAAGTTCAGCTACTGTTTCAAAGCCAATTCTTAAATTAGAAAATACAGGAGATAATGCTTTAGCTGGTCAGTTAATATTTTTAACTAGCGGTGCGGCTAATGATAATGATGATTCAGGTGTAATTAGATTTAAGGGAATGAATGATGCTGGAACACCTGAAGAAATAGAATATGCGACAATATATGTAAATCACGATGATGTATCTGATGGAACTGAAGATGCAACTATGTTTTTTAGAGTACAAGGAAATGGTACTTTAGGAAATAGACTTGTACTTGATGGTAACTCTCGCATTAGTCTATCTAATAATACTTCATTTGATAGTGGAACTTCAAATACAATATTTGGGAAAAGTGTTGGTACGATAGATTCAGGTTCAAATTATAATACATTTATTGGCGACCAAGTAGCTGGTGGTGATGGATTAGATGATGCAAGTGATAATACTGGATTAGGTTATTATGCAATGAATCAAATGACTCAAGGAGACCTTAACACAGCAGTAGGTTCTGTTTCTATGAGGTATAATTCTACTGGTAGTGAAAATGTTGCGATAGGTGCATATGCAATAGAAAAAAATGTTACTGGTAGCTATAATACTTCTGTTGGAAGGGATTCTATGAGGGGTGCTAGTAATCAATCTCATTCTTCTAATACTGCAGTTGGTTATCGTAGCTTGTATTCAGTTGAAACTAGCAATGAAAATGTTGCGATAGGTTCTGAAGCATTAAGAACTATAACAACTGGTAATAAAAATGTTGGAGTAGGTTATCAGGCGATGCGTAACAATGTCACTGGGGCACACAATATTGCTATAGGATATGAAGCGTTAGAAGGTGCTTCTGGTGAATCACATAGCCATAATGTGGCTGTTGGAGTTGAAGCATTAAAAGCAATATCAACTGGCGGTACAAATATTGCATTGGGTAATTATGCAGGAAGAACTCTTGCTGATGGCACAATGAATGTTGCTATTGGTTACCAATCTTTATATTCAGAAACTGGTGGAGATACTTCAATAGCTATAGGTCAGACTGCATTATATAGTCAAAATATGAGTAGTGGAACAGATTCTAAAAATGTTGGAATCGGTTATTTAGCATCTTACTATAATGTAGATGGAACTGCAAATGTTTCGCTTGGGTATGAGGCGTTAAAAGGTGCAAGTGGTCAGTCTCATTCAAATAATACCGCTATTGGAAATAATAGTATGCTTTCAATTAGTAGTGGTAGTAATAATACCGCAGTTGGGGCAAGTTCTTTGGATGCTTTAACAATCGGGCATAGTAATGTGGCATTAGGGGGTATAGCTTTAAGTTCTGAAGTTGAAGGATATGGAATTACTGCTATTGGATATGGAGTTTTTAGTAATGCTAATAGAAATGGTGGTAGTGCTACTGGAAGTGCAGTTCTTAATGCTCAAATTGGAATTGGATATTTATGCGGAGCATCAACAACTACTGGTCATACAAATACATTTATAGGGGCATATTCAGCTTTTAGCAATACAACTGGCGCGAGAAATGTTGTTCTTGGGTATTCTGCAATGTACACAGCAACAACTGCTAATGATTGTGTTGCTATAGGAAATGATGCTTTGGGGGGTGCTAGTAGTGGTTATGCATATAGTGGAGTCGTTGCTATAGGTAAAGATGCAGTAAAAGGAAGTGGAAGTACAACAACTAATATTAATGGTACAGTTGGAATAGGAATGGATGCTCTTACTGCACTAACTACTGGTACTCAAAATACAGCAGTAGGATTTGAAGCTGGAAAATCTTTAACTAGTGGCGGTTATAATACTTTTGTTGGGTACGAAGCAGGAGAAAATGTTACAGATAGATTATACAATGTTGCTATAGGTGTACAAGCAATGAGAGCTGGTGGTGCTGATGGTATGGTTGCTATCGGTTATGGTGCATTAGATGCAACAAATTCAACAGATGCTCTTGGTTCAATTGGTATTGGTCAAGCAGCTTTAGCTTCATTAACAGATGGAATAGGAAATATTGCAATAGGATATGGTGCTTTAGCAACAGAAGATACAGGAAATTTTAATACTGCTATAGGATATCAATCATTAACAAATCAAAATAAAGATAGTACTGTTAATAATACAGCGGTTGGATATAAATCAGGATTTGCAGTAACAGATGCATTTGACATTACTCTTGTAGGTAGCAATGCTGGAGTAAATATTACATCTGGCAATGGTAATACCGCAATCGGTTCGAATGTTATGTCTGCTATGACAACTGGAGACTTTAATACGGCTGTTGGTGTTCAAGCATTAAATACAGATGATGTTGGTAGAGGTACAACCGCTATAGGATATCAAACTTTATTTAATCAAGATAGTGATAGTAATGACGAAGTAACTGGAAACACTGCTTTAGGATATCATGCAGGTTATACCATGACAACTGGCACTAAACATACATTATTGGGATATGAAGCTGGAATAGCAATGACCACTGGCGAGGGAAATGTCGCAATAGGCTATCAAGCGTTAAAAAAAGCTAATCATGCAGACGCTGATTACAATATAGGAATTGGTGTTGGAGTTGGTTCAGAAATTTTAAATGGATATTACAATGTGTTAATTGGTTATAATAGCGGAAATACTCTTACATCGGGTGGCGAAAATACTATAGTAGG